CAACTGTTGATATAACAGGTAATACAACCATTCATGGTAATTTATTAGTGAATGGAACCACTCATTCAACTGGTGATGTATCAACTGATGCTGGTAATGCTCCAACATTGGCTACACATAAACATAAGTATGCTCCAGGAACAGGAGGTGCTTCATCACCTACTCCATCTACCACTGATAGTAGCGTACCAGATGCATAAAGAACTGAACATGAGGTATAAATAGTTATATGGCAACTTTACTATCAGGCGATAAAAGAATATCAGGAGATCTTCAAAGAGCGAAGATTGTTTCTCGTAGAAAACAACATCGCGATTTAGATTTATCTCTAAAAATTCATCCAATTCGTAAGGATATTATACCTTTGAAGGATGATGCCGCAGTAAAGAACGCAATTAAAACGTTATTACAAACAAATGCTTTTGAAAGGCCATTTCAGCCTGGACTAGGAGCAAATCTCAGAGGTTTATTATTTGAACCTGCTGATGCAATTACAAGAATTGCAATAAAAGAAAACATTAAAAATGTAATTACTCGACACGAACCAAGAGTTGAAGTATTAAGTGTCGAAGTAAAAGATAATTCAGACGAAAATGCATATAACATATTAGTAAAGTTTTTATTAAAAGAAATAGAAACCGAACAGTCTGTTGAAATCGTATTAAGAAGGTTAAGATAAAATGGCGACAAATTTAAATGTAACAGAATTAGACTTCGATCAAATTAAAAAGAATCTAAAAAACTTTTTAAAACAACAAAGTGAGTTTAATGATTATGATTTTGATGGCTCTGGTCTAAGTGTATTACTTGATGTGTTAGCTTATAATACACATTATAACGCAATGAATGCTCATTATTCCTTGAATGAAGCTTTTTTAGATTCAGCTCAAATTAGAGGTAATGTTGTTACAAGAGCAAAGTTACTTGGTTATATACCAAGATCTATTCTTTGTCCAAGAGCTACAGTAACTCTTACTGTGGATGTATCTGATGTTGTAGGTACTAAACCTGCTACAATTAATTTACAACGTGGTACAAAATTAAAGTCAAATGTCGATGGTGAAGAATATAACTACCTTGTATTAAATACACAATCAGCTGAGTTATCTAATAATCAATATGTATTTAGTAATGTAACTCTTGTTGAAGGGGAATTAAGAGAATTAAAATTTAGAGTTGATAATGATATTGAGAATCAGAAATTTCAATTATCAGATTTTAATGCCGATACTTCTACACTCAGAGTAAGAGTACAAGAAAATGAAGAGTCTACATCATTTGATATTTACACACAGTTCGAATCATTAAAAGATGTTACATCAACAACAAAGGTTTTCTATTTACAAGAAAATTCATCTGAATATTATGAAGTATATTTTGGTGATGGCATTACAGGTTTAAAACCTTCTAATAATAACATTGTAACTTTAGATTACGTTATCACTGAAGGCGCAGAGTCTAATGGTGCTAGTGTATTTACAATGAATGATAGTATTAATGGTTATAGCAATATTACAGTAACTACTAATACTAATTCACAAGGTGGTGATGAAAAAGAAACAACCGAATCAATTAGATTTAACGCTCCATTATCATTTGCATCTCAAAATCGTGCTGTAACTTCAGACGACTATGCAACAATTATTAAAAATAGTTTTAGTAATATTGATTCTATTTCAACATGGGGTGGTGAAGATAATGACCCACCTGATTATGGTAAGGCATATATTTCTGTCAAACCAATTACCGCTGATAAATTAACTGAAGCAGAAAAGAATACAATTAAAGCATCTATTTTACGTGGTAAGAATGTAGTATCAATTACTCCAGAAATTGTAGATCCGAGTTTTACTAATTTAGAATTAGATGTATTCGTTAAGTATAATCCTAACCTTACAGACAGAGGTCCAGCAGAGATCACTTCTGTGATTAGAGATACTATATCAGATTATAACTTTAATAACCTTAATAAGTTTGATGGCGTATTTAGACACTCGCAACTTACAAGAACAATTGATTCAGCCGACCCATCTATTCAGAATAGTACTGTACGACCAAGAATGTTTCAAACAATTAATGCAAAAACAGATGTGAATCAAAATAATTTTACATTAAACTATGTTGAACCATTTTATCAATCAGGTCAATCCACTGCGTTTGTATTAACAAGTACAGCATTTAAACTCAATACAAACGCTACTGAAGATCATTACATCGGTGATATACCCATTACTGTAGAATCTGAAAAAAGAAGATTAATTGTATATAAAATTGTTGCGGGTAGTAATATTACGGTATTAAATGATGTAGGTGAAATGGATGTGGGTAATGGTAAGTTAACATTACATTCATTCGCTGTAAATACAGATACAGATATTAGATTAACTGTTGTACCTAATTCATTAGACTTAGCACCAAGTAGAAATCAGTTACTCTCAATTGACTCTCAAAGAGTTAATGTTACTCCGGAAATTGATACAATTTCTGTGGCTGGATCTTCTGGTGCAATTAACTATAATACGACTGCGAGAATCAAGTAATGTCTCATCAAAAGAGTTTTTATCATGGCTTTATAAAAGAAGATAAAAGTACTTTAAGCCAAACAAAGGAAGATATTCGTCTTGACTCTTTGATACCGAGTGAAATCTTTGATGATAAAGAACAACTTAAATTATTTTTAGAAAAATATTATCAATACATGAACCAAGATGAGTTTCAGTATCTTGAAACTGAAACATTTACAGATATTGTATTAGATAATAAAGCAACTTTTAGAGTATCAGATCCTGAAAATAATAATGACCATTTTTTTACTGATGAAACTGGTGGCAGTTCTACATTAGTCATAACAGATGAAGATAATGTATCGACAACAATACCTTTATCTGCGACCAATATTACAATTTCTAATGGTAATGAATTACCTGGTAGTTTAGCAGATAGTACATCAGATATTGGTAAGACATTAACTGTATCTGGACTTTCGGCACATAATACAAAGAGTGCTAAACTTACAACACCTATTACATATTGGGTAGGTCCTGGTCCATCATATGTTTTAAATGAAATTGAAAGACATTTAGATATTGATGAGAACGATCAAAACTTCTTGGAGTTAATGCAGAAAGAAATTGCTCCTATTGTACCAAGAAATATATTAGTTAATAAAAGAACATTGTATAAGCAGTTTATTGATTTTTATAAATTGCGTGGTACATCAGACTCAATTGAAATTTTCTTTAGAATTCTTTTTAATGATGATGTTGAAGTAAGTTATCCTTATGATAAAACACTTATACCTTCATCTGGTAATTGGGAAGTCGATGCTGCGTTACCTAAGGGTGGTATCTATTTGGATAAAAAAGGTTTTTTATCTGATGATATTAAAATACAAGATAGTTTACGATTTCAAAAATTTAGTTATGTAATTAAATCTGGTACTAATATTTCTGATTGGGATTTAGTATTTAATCGATTGGTTCACCCAGCTGGATTTAAATATTTTGCAGAAATCTTATTGTTAATACAACTTATTAATGTTGAAACTGTTAATAATAGAAAAACATTACCTCAGATAACCCCAGGGACAACGTTAGAATTATTATCGGCAATGCCATTCCAAGTACCTGGTGTGATTGGTGTGGAAGACTTACCTGTACTTGTTGAAGCATTTGCTTCTTCATTTACACCTGGTGTTACAGCAAATAGAGGAAGACCAGCTAGATTCTCAATTACACTTAATAATACGGGTGGAGTAGAGAGTATAGATATTATTGATAAAGGTTTTGGTTATCTTACTGCTCCAACACTTACATTCAATGGTGAAGGATCAAATACAGTAGACCCAGTAATTAATTTAGGTGCATTAACTTCAGATGGTGAAATTGAAGTTGATAATATTTCAATTACGAGTGCTGGTTCAGGATATACACAGTTATTTGTAACTGCTTCTAATCCAGTTGATGCTCAAAATAATTCAGTTGTTGGTAAAATTGTAAGTCTTAAATTGCATGGTTTAGCAAATAAGATATTTAATACAGCACCTGGAATTAGATTTGCTGAACCAGAAGAAGTAGATGCATTAGGTAATCTTATTGGTACTGATGCTGCAGCAACTTTTTCAATTGCTGCTAATGATGTATTATATACAGCTCAAGAAGAAGCAGATGATTTATTATTACCAGAAGGCCTAAGAGTTGGAGCAATTGAAGGTCAAGTTAAAATAAATGAAGGAGAAATAACAGGGGTAAATATAACTAATGCTGGTTCAGGATATATTAGAGATCCTCAATTATTCTTTACAACAGGATCTCAAAACGAGCAAAGAGTAAAAGAACAAAAATTAAAGAGAATTTTAAGTTTAAATCATACCGAAGTAGAAGATATTATTACTGAGGTAAAGGTAAATCCAGTACAAGCAACAGGAAGTATATTAACAAGTACTGGTAATCCAGATAAATTTTTACAAGAACATAGAGTCAAAGTAGTCAATCCAGCGTATAGGACAATTGAAGACAATGGCTACTATGGAAGAAAAGGAGACGAGTTTTTTAATAGTCAACGCCTATATAATATGGGTTACTCAATTGACTTTTTTGGGTCACAAGAGTTACAAAACGTCGAGTCAGCTGTTATAAATAACTATAACACTAATTCGTTTATAGGCACATAACGGGAAAATAATATGACAGCAATAGTAAGTTCAAATTTCAGAGTTCTGAACGCAGAAAATTTTAGAGAAGACGTTCAAGAATCAAGTGTGTATGTGAGTGTTGGTAAATCCGATGCATGGTCTAATACGATCAGCGATACAACAGATACAACACCCTTTAATCCACTTGATACATTAGACGCTCTTGGAGAAGCAAGGCAGAATATGTTAGGTCTTAAAAAGATCTCTTCTGCTGAGGTATCTCATATCGTACCAAGACATAACTGGACATCAGGCAGAAGCTACATAGCTTGGGATTCTAATGATCCAGATATTTTTGATAAATCATTTTATATTATCACAACGGAGTTTAAAGTTTATAAGTGTATCATTGCTGGTACAGGTGGTTCTATTATTCAACCAACACAAACTTTAACAGCTCCTACAGCAGAATCTGATGGATACACATGGAAATATATGTATACAGTTTCTGTTGCTGATTCTGAAAAGTTCCTAACAAATAGTTATATGCCCGTTAAAACTGTTTCTCTTGGAGCTTCTGCTATCGTTGCAGCTGGAGTATCCAGTAGCACAGAAGTAGTTCTTACAGAATCAAATGTAAATATATTAACAGGGATGGAAGTATCAGGATCTGGTATTTCGGGAACACCTACTGTATCTAGTATTTCTGGATCTGTACTTACTCTTTCTACAGCTCAAACACTATCAAGTAATACTGTTTTAAGTTTTTCATTTCCTAATGATGCTGCTGCTGAATCTGTTTTATCAGAAGCAGATTATGCTCAATATCTAAACCAAAAAGCTTCTAGAGATTTTAACAAAGCTGCAGGTATTGAAAGAATTGAAGTAACAGCTGGCGGATCTGGCTATGATGCTGCTGATAACTTCACAGTAACAATTACTGGTGATGGTACTGGTGCTACAGTTGTAGATGCTGGTGTTACTGTTTCTGGTGGTGCTATTTCTTCTATTGTACTTAATGACAAAGGAACAGATTATACAGTCGCTGATATTGTAATTTCTTCTGATGGATCTGGTCAAGATGCTACAGCAAGAGCTGTTATTTCTCCAAGAAATGGTCATGGTGTTGACCCAGTAAAAGAACTTGGCGCATTCTTTGTTGCATTGAATACACAATTAGATGGTTCAGTAAATGGTGACATTACAGTAGGTAATGATTTTAGACAAGTAATGTTGTTAAAAGAACCAAGAGAATATAATGCAACTCCAGATGGCGGTAAGGTTGCAACAGCTGATTCTCTTAAAGCATTAGGCTATTTAGATGTTACTGGTAGTATTGCTTCTTTCCAAGTTGATGAAGTAATTACTGGTGGAACATCTGGAGCTAAAGCATTTATTGCTGAAAAAGATGCAGGTACAGGTTACATTTACTATTATCAAAATGCAAAAACTGGTTATGGTACTTTTGTAAATAACGAAACAATTACTGGTGGAACATCAAATGCGACTACTCAAACTGAGTCTTCAAATGGTGTAAATAATCCAGAAGTAGAAAAACAAAGTGGTACAGTTTTATTCCTAGAAAATAGAACTCCTATTGATAGAACTGCCACACAAATTGAAGATATTAAATTAATATTAGAATTCTAATATAGATAATATTAGGTAAAAAAATTTATGGCTACTACAATAATTAAGAAATATTCAAATGCACCTTACTATGATGATTTCGATGAAACAAAAAACTTTCATCGAATTCTTTTTAGACCAGGGTTTTCTGTACAGGCAAGAGAGCTTACTCAAATACAAACTCTTTTGCAGGCGCAAATAGACAGATTTGGTCAATACAACTTTAAAGACGGTTCAAGAGTTGTAAATGGTAAGGCTACATTAAATGTAGAATATGACTTTGTAAAAATTGAATCTGCATTTACACACAGTGTAGGTGGTTCATTAAACACTGATACTTATCTTAATAGTTTGGTAGGTACAACAATCACCGGTGCCACAAGTGGAGTAAAAGCTAAAGTACTTCAAGTAGTTGCTGCTGAAGGTAGCGATCCTAATACTCTCTATGTAAAATATATTGATTCTGGTACTAATAATACTGGACAAGTTTTTACTGGTGGCGAAGAACTTTCAAATGATAGCTCGCCTACACTTTATGCACAAGTAAAACCAACTTCAGACGTACCAACAGGACAAGGATCTTCTGTAAATATTGAAGAAGGTGTATACTTTATTACTGGTAATTTTGTATTTGTTCCAGCTGGAACATTGATTCTAGATAAGTATACAAACACTCCTAATTATATTGTAGGATTAAAAGTAACAGAAGAAATTATTGATTCTTCAACTGACACATCTTTATTGGATAATGCTCAAGGCGTACCTAATACATCAGCTCCTGGTGCTACAAGATATAAAATAAGAACAGAATTAGTTAAGTCTCCTTTAGCTCTTGGTTCAAGAACTGAAGCAAGCTTTATTACATTACTTGTAGTTACAGATGGTAAAACTGCAGTCGATAAAACAGATAAAACTTTAGGTACTGAACTTGATGATAGGCTTGCAAGAAGAACATTTGAAGAAAGTGGCGATTACACAGTTGAACCATTTGTTGTAAATGTAAAAGAATATTTTAATGATGGTTCTAATAATGGCTTTAAAACTGCTGCTCAAATTATAACTGATGGCGATGCTTCAAATACTTTAGATGCTGAAACCTTTGGTAAGGCTCGTTTGATTGTTGCAATTGAACCTGGGGTTGCTTATGTTAAAGGTTATAGAATTCAAAACTTTTCTACAAAACAAGTTATTGTAGAAAAACCACGAGGTTCCGATGCAACGAATGCAGAAAACGGAGCTCAAAAAACTC